CTGAACCTCTACACGCCTCAAATTTAAATTTGACTCCACGTTGCGTGTATCCGCGCTTTATGATCTTTTCATGCCAACATGCTTTGTATTTTTGATAATCTTCCCTGTCTAATAATTGTTTAAATAATAATTTCTCTATGACTAGAACTTCTAACCTTTGTGAACCCTCGAATTTCGAAAAATCATTCTCGAGGAACCACCCACCTAGAAGTTTTGAAAACATCTCTCCCCTTTCGGAGAAATTTTTCCCTTTTGCAACTTGAGGTAGTTTTGTAAAGGCATGTTCCATTGGAGTTGTGAACAATCCATATAATAGATTGAATGTGGGATCCCTTCCCATAATTAAACGGGGGACTTTGATTCATCATTATATTTCTCATTCTTTATGAAAGTGCTCATTCTGGAAATATCTTTGAAATCTTTCTTGTGGTTATATAATTTATTGTAAGATGTTCTATATCGGTTAGCTAATTTACCTTTCTTATCTTTTAAGAATTCTTGGATTGTTATTGGACCATTGAAATATGGCCTTAATTCTTTAGCTAATTGGGTTATTATTTCATTTATTAAATTGTAGTCTAATTTTCCTAACTCCGGGGTTTGTCTCAGATATCTTTGGTGAAAGCTATTTATTTCATTATGTTGGCAAGCTGTCATGACTATTACTGGCATTTGTTCAAAGAATTTGATGTCGAAAAATTTGTGGAATTTCCCTTCGCAACTGAGAGATTTTGGGGAATTATCTCCAGTACCAACTGCTGCGTGTTTCCATTCTGCGAAAGGGCTATTTTTAAATTGCTTATGGGTGCAAGTTTTGCTAACCGCAATTGGTTTTATGGTCAGATCGTATGACCTGTAGTTTTTCCTCGTTGTAGGATTGGTTAGCGAATTCCACAACGGATAGTTTCCTTGGTAGTTGTTTATTGGTGGCGCGTTGTTAATGGTTTTCGTAAGTGGGCAAAACGAAAACCCTTATTACGCGAGATGGCCTGATTCTCCTCCATGTACAAAAATGTGTTGTCAATTTGGTCAACAGCTTTTTGCACGGTCAATTGGAAACTATTTATAAAAGCAGGTGTATCCGTTATAAACTCTTCGCCTCTTTCCTGGCGAGCGGATTTCTCTACTTCTATCCATTTTTGAGCTAGTTTGAGAGTGTGCTCTAGCTTCAATTTTCTATCAGGGTATGCCGCATTCTGCTTCATCC